CGCACTGGCATGTTCAAGTGTTCGCTCGTGAAGTAGTTTGTCAAGGCTCTCTCCTGTCATCTTGGCATCGAGGTAGCCAACCTCTGGGAAGTTGCGGTAGCAGTCACGCACCATGCCACCTGCTGTCACCACGCTGGTAGTCTTGCGTGGCACACCACTGTCACCGATCAGGATCAGATACATGTTCAGGTAGACAGGTGCACGTGGTCGAGCCACGTAGATGTTGCGGCCACATGCACCTGCTAGACACCACAGTGCACACCAGAAGTCGTAGGCATAGGCTGTCTCGGTGCGCTTCATGTATTGCAGGTAGCGCCCGATGAATGTGTTGGGCGCTATGAGCTTGTCATACCTTTTCAATGGTTGACCACCTGTGCACGCCATCCGCATCTGGTCGAGATACGCCAAGCTCGGCTGGCACAATCAGTGGTTCCGGTGCATCGATCCCCTGCAACCTGTTCGTCACAGAGTTGATCATGATCGGTTGCTCGGCGTATCGCTTCATGATGGCACGGACGGTTGGTCCATCCTCATGTCGGCTCAATGCAATGTTCGCATCGTGCACGTTGATCAGGATGCGTGCGGTTGATGGCCACTCAGGATCGGCATGGCACTTGTAGATGACGCTGCTGGTCCAGTCACCATTGATAGACTGTGGCTCGAAAGCCACAATGCTATCAAGGGCTTGGTCATCCCACCGCTCTAGGAGCAGCCATCGTCTTCCAAGACAAGTATCGATGCGCCGGTCCCGTCGCACGAGTGCAACAAGATCATCCCACCACACGGTGATCTCTGGCGTCGCCATGTGATAGAGCCGATAGGCTTGTTCAGCCTCGACACTTGATAGTCCTGTGACTGTGGCGAGCTTGTCAGGGGCCATCCGGTAGTTGAGACCATGCCGACACCGTTTGGCCACATAGCGGATGGTAGGCTTGCCCTCCGCTTCTCGATCCTGTCTTGGAACTGACTCATAGGGCACCTTGAACATGGTTGATGCGAGTGCACAATGCGCATCATATGAACCAGGATGCAAGCGTGCTTGTTCAAACTGTTGCTTCCACACGGGGATGTCAGCCAAGTAAGCAACAATCCGTGCCTCGATCTGGCTCATGTCGTAGTAACTGAACTCCCAACCGGGGGGTGCAATGAACATTCCTTTCGCGTTCTCAGGGATGTTCTGCATGTTCAGTCCGGTTCCCCAGGCGGTTTGGCTAGAAGAGAGGCGTCCGGGCGCGCTAGCGACTCCTGTTTGTTTGTAAGCGCATCGCCATCTTCCGTCGTCGTCTGGCTCGGCTCCGACGTAGGTGCTGACGAACTTGGCCTCCAATAAGTAGCGATCAATGGCTGACACAAGGTCTCTAGCTGCTGGCGGTGTTCTCGGATGCCGTCTAATACGATCACGATTTTCCCGATCTGTGCTGCTTCCTCGTCCGACCAAGTGTAGTTCTTCAAAGAAGAGTTTAGCAAGTTGAGCAGGACTTCGGGGATTAAATTGGTAATCTGGTATGCCAGTTGCTGCACGAGCCTTGACTTGGCATACTGTGTTTGCATCTTCCAGGCTTCTTCCGAGTTCATCTGCGAACTGTGACTTGAGTCGCTCATCCACTGACACTCCGTTGGTGGTCATCTCCACTAGCTCAGGCTGTAGTCGCATCACGTGATCGAAGAACACCTTGGACTGACCACGCTCCATGAGTTCAGCCAGCATGTGTTCATGTACCATACGTGTGATGCAGCAGTCGGTGACATTGTAGCGCCAGAACGCATCTATGTCTCCTTCCTCACGCCACAGTTGGCCTTCATCCTTGTAGTGCGGATGGTCAGTGTATTGGGCAGTGATAAAACCAAGGTCGTGTGGCAGTCCTGGGTAGAGAAAATGATGTGCGAGCATTGTGTCGAACCAATGCGCGTGGACCCTGATACGATCCTTGAACCAAAGCCAGGTCGCGTCGTAGTGACCGTTCTGTGCCACAAGGCGCGCTCGTGTGTCAGCAAGGAGTGACTGTAGTTCGAGGCGGATATCCCGCTCCTGTGCCAGAGTGTAGTGGTTCTGCCCTTGCGAACGGAAGTTAATACAAATGCCCATCTCGTTCGTAGGTGCGAAACCAACACATGCTGTCTCGCCAGCCATAGTCTCAATGTCATAGGCAATCGGCGTATCAAGCGTGTGTGCCCACCGTATGAAATCGATAGCTTCGGTAACGGTGGGATTGATGAGTGCATCGATAGGTGGAACATGGAACGTGCCCTTGATTAGCTTCTGCAACTTGTTCAGATCCATGCGGAACACGATCTCCATGCGCGGTTCACGCATGACGTGGGCTGGATTGAATGTCGCCAACACCTGAATGCGTCTGCCCTGTAGGTCCACAGGGAACACGCTGCCTCGCTTGTCAGTGATACCACTCACACCGACCAGTGCTTCGAGTGCGTAGTTGCCTAGTGCCACCACGTATTGCAGGTTCGGTAGTCGGCTCAGTTCCTCCTGCAAGATGTGCTGCCAGATGACACGCTCCTGCTTGGTGAGCAAGACCTTCTGCTTGCTTGGAGCTAGATCGATGCCATCACTGGCTGACACCAGCTTACGCTTCACCACGTTGGTGATGTAGACATCGTTGCGCGTGAGCCTATCCTTGCGCAGTATGTCCCACAGGTATTTGCCTGAGCCACCGATCAGTGGCACACGCTGCTGGACCTCACGCTCGCCAGGGGCTTCGGCTACAACTGCGATAGTAGATGACAGCTTGCCACCAGCGCCACAATCATAAGGCAGGCCACAACCAAGTATGCAAGTGCGAAGCTCCACATTCATCTCTCCTATGGTTGAGACTGGTGCGATCATCATGTGCATGTCCTATGAGTTGGGCCAGAGCTTGCACCCTGGCCCTTGCCCACTACAGGCGTTGTGCGATACGCTTTGCAACCTGTCGCTTCTCAGAGCGGTTGAGTTCTCGCGGCTTACCTTTTATGTCTATCACGACCTCGCGTGCTGGGGGGCGTGGGGGTTCCTCTTTGATCAGTCCGTCAGCCTTCATCTTCTCAAGGTTAGGACGAAACCAATCAGGACATTCGATGATCAGGTTGCCATCATCGATGATGTGGTTCACTTCCGTAGAAGCGATGGGCCATTCGTTCGGTGCGTAGTAGCGAAAGCGCGTGTCAGCAAATGCAAGTGAGAAGCCATGCATGCCGGGGAGTCCGTCCTTGTTCTTGCCTTGTGTTGCTGATGTGCCACCATGTTCAGCCGTGTAGTAAAGTTGCAGAAAGCCTGTATCCTCACCAACACCCTCGTGTAAGTCAATCATTGTCTTACGATCTACGACTACGAAGTTGGTCGCATCCATGATCAGCTTTGGTATCCTGATGACTACCTGCTTTGGCTTGCCAATACCCTCAGCTAGATAGGCTCCCATGGTGATCTTGGCACTAACGGCGGTGCCCGTCCTACCAGACATCTTCGGTTGTATCTTAATGAACGCCATTGCATGTATCCTTGTTTGTTACCCAGCGAACTTAGTAGACTTCGCCATGGAGATCATGTCACAGAACACGGTGCAGTGCTCGCGTGCCCTGGTGATTGCGGTGTAGAAGTTGCGTCGGGACTGGCCCCACGCTGTTGACTTGTTGATCACGTAGCATACATGTCTCACCTCACTTCCTTGCATCTTGTGTGTCGTCAGCACGTAGGCATGGTCAATGTTCCTACGTGGGTCCTGTTCGATTGCTCGGCCATCACCATACACCTGCACGATCAGTGGTGGCACGATCACAGTGCGATCACCGAAGTCGATCTCTACGCTGCCTTCCTCGTAGTTGATGTTCACGACGATCCCCACTTCGCCATTGAATGCGTAAGTCTCGCCGTCACCCATGTCGTAGGTGTTCGATGTGTAGACTACCTTGCTGCCTACTTGCACACGGATCGGTGGGTTCTCTGTGCCAGGGTGACGATAGCGTGGCAACTCTAGGAACGGACGAGTGCGATCCCAGAACATGGCTTGCAGCACGATGTTCAGCTTCTGCGTTCCGATCCAGGACTTGTTCATGCACGTTACGATCTGGTGTTCGGGGTCTGCGTAGTTGTGACCTGCTCCAAGAGACAGTTCCACAAATTCTTGCACTGCGCGGACAGGTTGATCTGTCTGTCTGAGGGTGAAATCGTCACTTGCACGTGGCATCTTTCCAGACAGGATGAGTGCTCCATTCTTAGCAATGCCTGAGCCAGCGTCGTGACGGTGGATGGTGTCGAGGGTGATGCCACCAAACTTCTCCAATGCTACCATGAATGCACTCGGTTTGCTGTCCAACCGATGGTCTTCCTCGATTGGCTTCAACTGGTTCACGTCACCGAACATACAGATGCGTGCACCTGCTTTCAGTGCATCGATCAGGTTGCGGTGTATCTCCTGGTTGACCATGGCGTATTCATCGCACAGGATCGTGTCGTAGAAGAACGGCTTGAACCTGTCGAACCTCGGACCAGTGGATACCTGCACGATCTTCCTGTCACCTGTGCGTTCGTCATCTACTTCCACATCACGTGGCATGCCATAGCCAAGCATGCGGTGGTTGGTCATTGCTGCCAAGCCTGTTGCCTCACGGATGCGCTTGCTAGCCTTGCCTGTTGGTGCACTGGACTGCACGATGTAGCCCTTGTCGATCAACTGCTTGGCTACTGCCTGTAGCAGCAGGGTCTTCCCGGTCCCAGCCTTGCCTGTGATTGCTACGATCCGCTTGGTTACATCGCAGCATGCATCGATAGCCTCTGACTGCCGTTCATCCCATATGATGTTGTCGGTCATGGCGTTCCTTGTGCACTGAATGGGGCAGCGAGCTACGTGCCTACGCGCGAGGAGCGCAGGCACGTAGCCGCTAACTACGCAGCAGTCGGGGTAGTGGAGCGAGGTTGCGCAACGCGCTTCACCGGCACGATGCCACGCAGGTAGAACGCATGTGGATGGGATGCATTGTCCATCATTTCCATGACGACTTCTGCATCACGCTCCACAGTCACGAGCTTGATGCGCTTCTTGTCGAATGCGATAGGCTCACCCTGTTCGTTCGTCACCTGAATGACGAAGAACGCAGGACGCGCAACGGATGGCGTGCGCTTGCGCCTTGCCCTTACTGGTGCAGGCTGAGCAGGATCAGCCGGGTGGACGACTTGTGGTGCGGTTGCCATTCTGGCTCCTTTTGTTGATGGCATAGCAGTCTATCATGGAGCAAGCACACGCGCAATCTGTGCGCGCTGTTCACCCTCATATTCCTGGTGTGTGATCTCGATGGTGCACGTCAGACCGACCAGCGCATTCAGGTCGATGTTACGGCCCATCGGTCCACCGCACTTCTCCATGAACACACGCCAGCGGTGACGGTTGGCAGGCGAGTCATCCACAAGCAAGCGGTTATACATTAGGATCGTGCCGTCAGGATCGCCATCGGTGTGATCCGCAGGATACGCTTCGGCATTCACGCGCATCGCGATCTGCACGTATTCATTGCCAGTCGTAGTAGACGTGCGACGCTGCGCACCGATGATCTCGGCAGGATACGGTCCTACCGGAAGCGGAACGGGTGGTGGAGCATTCGTGATGTCCTCAGAGAATGTCAGCATTCCACTCATTTGACTTGCGTCCCTTCGAGATTGTGACTATGTATGGGGGAACGGCCCCCACACGGTCGTTGGTCTACGTTTGCCTTGCATGTTCAACTCGGGCCACTGAGCAATCGGTGGCCCTACTTTTTTGCACTCCCTCTGCTAGTGGTTGTAGTTGCACGCGTAGGCAGTGGCAGCTTCTTACCCTTGCCCTCCTGCCACGCATGATACCAGTCGGCAATGCCTTCACCGATCTGGGTATCTGGATTGTAATGCCATACAAACTCTGGCTTGTCTGCATTGAACAGCCGTGTCTTCATTGGCTTGCGTAGCCTGCATGGGCGCACAGCGATACGACGCTCCGTGCCTGTGTCAGACATATGCCACACCTCATTGAAGCGTAGGCCAACAGCATTGGCAGTGCCTTCACTCAGTGCCATCGTTACTGATACGATGACACCTTCGTCATTGCGGTCTGCACTCCCTTCATGCGTAGTCAAGATCAGGTGCCGCTTGTGTTCCATGCACAGGCGCATGATCGTGTTGGTAGCACGTAGCACTGATGCATTACGATACGTGTAGCCCTGTATACCTGGGCGCTCAATGCTAATCCTCGCGCCACCGGCATGCTGGATTGCATTCTGCAACGCTATGTATGCGAATGATGTCATGCTGTCCACCACGACTGTCTCGTAGTCTGGGCGTGCAGCTAGCAGCTTGCCGATGCCATACGGATCGGCGGCGTTGAACTGTGCCATCATGGCAGAGGGTGACTGAGTGCAAAGATTAAGTACTCCAACATCACCCCTGTCAGAAAGAGACAAGTCCCCACCAGGATCGAGTAGTAGAAATAATTTCTTACCCGGTGCAGTCGCAGCGAGCGTTGTCTTGCCTGATCCACTGTCACCCCACAACAAGATGAAGAGTTGCATGTTCTCTGCGGTCGGTGATGTGAGTGGCACACCACCGACCATGATTGGTGCGTCGTCGTTCACTTGGGCCACTCCGCTGCATCGGGTTGTTCTTGGAGGAAGTCATGGAAAGCATCATCGCTGTCTTGTCGTTCGATGTATAGCAGCAAGACCTCGACTTGCATTTCCAGTGTCCACTGCTTTTCCTTCAGGGCTGTCTCAAATACAGACATCATTCGTCTTCCTCTTCTTGCATCTCAGTGATGCGCTGGTTCAATCCATCGATCAGTGCCAGCAAGCCAAGCAGTGCGTTGCGCACGTTGACTGGTCCGATCTCTGGATCAGTTGCGTAGCCGATCAGTGTGCGCACGCTGGTGTAGGCACGATTGAATTCGATCTCATCCATGGTCACTCTCCATGCGGTGTGAACTACTCGTTGCCTATGCCGTCGATTACTGCGCGCCCTTCCAGCGGCGACCACTCGTCTGTCTCCATCTCCTGCACGATGGTGTGCTGCTCTTCGTCATCTGCATCACAGAATGGGATGAACGCGCACGGACGGAAGTAGCGGTTGCATGAGTGCGTATACTTCGGTGCATCATATGGATTGTCCTTGTATTGCCTTGCCATTGTTATTGTGTGCACTAGCCATTGCAGCCAGCGTGTGTAGTGATAGTCCCGTCGGGAGACGGTCTCACGGATGTAGCCGCCAAAGTCATACGTCTTCGGGAGCGGAAGTGCAAGCCCTAATACTTCTGCGTTATGCACTGGATGTTGTGCGAAAGTGCTGGCGGCGACACAATATCCAGTGATCTGGTGACTCAACAGAAACGATTGTTGCCAGGCATCGTTGAGACGCGAGGCGGTCTTGTTGTCGTGGATCGTCAGTTCGTTCCTGCCGTTATAGTGTATACCATCAATCCGACCAGTAAGGCGCAACTGCATATCAGCACTGCCAGAAATATCGACAACCAGATCAAAGGGTATTTCAATCCCGATGTCACTGGTTGGGTCGGTGGAGTTACGCATCCACACGAGGTGGTCCCATCGCCACCTGTTGATGTAGGCGTAGATAGCTTCTTCCATGTTGCTGAGTGTCCGGCGTCTATCGCGTGGATCATCGTAGTAGCCTGACGTATCCAAGACTGCAATTGACCCACGCTTGGCCACTTCAACGACATCACCAGCCTCCTGTATCACGCTATCGATGTGTTGCAGTCGTTCCTCACCGAACAGTCGTGTGCCATGGTAATACCATAGCTGCTCCTGGAACTTGTCACCCATGTTGGTGTGCTGATCGATCAGTGACACCAGCCTGATGAATGCGAAGCACTCATGCATCGCGTGGCCAGCTTCAAGTGCCAGTGCGCGACCAGTGCTTGGCATCTTCTTGTGCATTGTGTAGCGCAACACGCCCCACGTCGGACACGTGTTGATTGCACTGAGCTTCGTGTGGTCGTAGGTCTCTAGGTGGGTGTCTTGTTCGGTAGCTAGTCGGAAGCTAGCCTGATACGTCTCCATGCTCATCCCCTTGCTCATGGCTGCGCTTGATCCGGTCGATCACCTCACGCATGCCACCCGCAATCTGAATGAACTTGGCTATCTGGTCAACACACTGGGCCGAGAGTTCCGTAAGATCGCGCAAGTGCTGCTGTATTCCAGCCATCTCTTCGAGCGCAAGTTCCAATGTATGCACCACGCCTTTCTCGAACCCCATTTCCTTGATGGTTACGCGCAAGTCACGTGCTCTAATCAGCGGCATCCTGTTCCTCCGTTTCTCCTGCCTCGAACGTGCAGATCATGGCCCGCAGTCTGACCTTGTGGATCAACACTTCGGCCTTAGCTTCCATTTCCTCGAACTTCTTCATGAACCGTGCAGCCGTATTGTATGCACGCTCGAACTGCAAGTAGGACACGAGCGTGGTCTCGTCTGCCTTCACCTTGGCGATGGCTTCTAGCTTCTGCACACGTGCGAGCCTGCGCTGTCGAATTGCCGCAAGCATCTCATCGAGTTCATCGACACTGAGTTGATTGATTGTCGCACGTTGGGTGGGAGTGTCATGCTCACTCATTCACGTTCCTCCCGTTCTTGGATTGACTTTGTTAGCTTGTGTATCTTCAAACGTGCTGCCTTACTAGCATACTCCATAGTCGGACCATTGCCGAAGTATCTGAACGTTCTGGTGAATTCTACTTGCCACACCCACTTCTCATGTGCTGGCGCATTGGGATCGAAGGTGCATGTGTATTTCTGTCCTGCATGTGTGAATGTCTCGCTCTTCGGCGGGATTGGTTTCCTTGCTGTCAAGTAGACCACCTCTGCCATGATTGTTGACCCCGTAGAAACACAGACAGCACCGTGCCGCTGGTGCGACACAGTGCTGCTATGCTTAGTCAGTCGTCAAGTCTATTTGCCGTTGCCATCCGTTGTTACCAGATATGGAATGAACGAAACAGCCGACCGTGACGTTACGGTTGCAGCATCCTTGGCTGCATAGACGAAATCCCGCTTGACACCTGCCTTGATCAGATGCTCAGCGAACAGGTCAATGTTGACCCGTTGCCCAGGACTCTTGATCTCAGCGATAACACCCACGACTTCACCGCTGAATGTTACTATGCGCCCAGGTGTGTGCGGGTCCTTCTCATTGTCGAACAACACGCCAGCTTCCTTCGCTGCCTTCTCTGCGTTGTCCTTGCGCTTGGTAGCAAGTGCAAGCACGTGCTTGGCCACGAAGAATTCCCACGCTATGGTGGCTAAGTTGCTCTCGCACTTCGGCATCTTCATGCCTGTTGCGTAGCCGATGCTAGCGAACGTGGTGTTCATCACGTCCACTAGTCTGTTACTAACTCTCGACGATAGGGCCATGCCCTAGGTCCTTTCATTGTCACGTGATTGTTGAGATGCACCAGGAGTTGATCTCTCTTCTCATTGTGCACAAGTATTATAGCACGGCTAGATCCTTACGTCAAGTTTTCAAACGGCTGTCTCCAACTTGCGCCATGCATCCGTGTTGATCCAGTGCGACACACGCAACTCGCGTTGCAGCATCGTGGTAGCAACAGTGTCCTGCTTCTCCACCGATGCACGGAACGCGAACGGACCATCGTTGTGCGATGAGTAGTAGGTCATTGCAGAGTAGACAGCCCACAGGTTCGGTCCACGATCATCACACTCAGCCATGTATTGTTCAGTCAGGCCCTCCTGTAGCTTGGCCGATGCAGCAAGTTCCTTGAACAGTTCCATAGCAGCAGCATGTCGCACTGGTGTTGCTGCCCACTTGCGCCACTTCGATTGGTTAGCAGCGAACGTCTCAATCGACTTGGTAATTGCACTGTCGATGCCTGACACCATCAAGCCAGACGTGTGCTTGCGATATGATGACTCGAACTCACCACTGATCATCCCGTTCGAGCAGTAGAACTCGATGGCACCTGCATGCACGCGAAGTGCACTGCCACCGTATCCGTTCTGTACGATGATCCTGAACCCGATGTCTGACTTCGCGCTCTTGCCGATATTGCACTTGATGCGTGGGAACACGTAGTCACGATAGCACGTCCGACCGAAGCCTGACACGCGATCTCGAACCTGAACGTCTTGCAGGTCCTGTGCACGTATCTGCTTGCACATCGTAGC